ATGTTTACGGGGCATTCGTCGCGTTGGCGGCCGTTCGTCATTCTTTTCGTGGCGGTGCTGGCGTTTGCGCCAGCCGATGTCTTGGCCGCGAAGCGTGTCGCCCTTTTGATCGGCAACGAGAAGTACGAGGCGACCTCTCAACTCAACAATCCCGCCAATGACGTCGAACTGATGAAGGCCTCGTTCGAGGATGCGGGCTTCGATTCCGTCACCACGGTTCATGACGTCGGGCGCCAGGACATGGTGAAGGCGCTGCGCGATTTTGAAGATCTGGCAACCGGCGCCGAGGTGGCGATTGTCTATTACTCCGGCCACGGCATGGAAATGAACGGCCAGAACTTCCTTTTGCCGACCGATGTGCAATTAAAGACGGACAAGGATATCGAGGACGAGGCGATCGGCCTTGACCGGGTTCAGCGGTCGCTCGAAGGCGCAACCAAGCTCAAGCTGGTGATTCTCGACGCCTGCCGCAACAATCCGTTTGAGCAGAGCATGACGCGGTCGATCTCGACGCGCGCCGTCTCCCGCGGGCTCGCGCGTGTTGAGCCCGAATCGGCCGACCTGCTGGTCGCCTTCGCGTCCAAGGCCGGAACCGTTGCGCTCGATGGCGAGGGCAGGAACAGCCCTTTTGCCACAGCACTTGCGAAGTACCTCACTGAGCCGGGCGTCGACGTGCGCATCGCCCTGGGCAAGGTGCGTGACGAGGTGGTTTCGGTTACAAACCGCGGCCAGGAGCCCTTTGTCTATGGATCGCTCGGTGGCGCCCAGATCTTCCTGAACATAAAGGAAGTGAACATCAACATCACCAACAACGGTGAGCAGCTCTCGCCAAACAGCCAATCGGCCGCTGCTGCCGATTGGCAGAACATCCGCGATCTCGCCGACAAGGATCTGATCGCTGCCTTCCTCGCCAAGCATGGATCCGATCCTGTCTATAAGATGCTGGCGGAAAAGAAGCTGAAGCTTCTGGCCGAGGCTGAGCAGACGTCGAGCGCGACGCCCGACGAGCTTGCCTGGGACGCCCTGAAGCAGTCGACCGACGCCGCCGCGCTCACGCGGTTCCTCGAGCGTTATCCCGACAGCAAGCACAAGGCGGAGGCGGAGCAGCAGATTGCCGCGCTCGAACCGCAGAAGGGTCTCAACATCTCGCAGACCGGCAAGGACACCCAGGCTTCGCGCGATTGCTATCTGCTGGCAGGCGAGCCGCAGTCCATGCCCGGCTTCGTCGGCGTCAACTTCCTGAAGCTTGATTCCGCCCGGGCGCTGACGGCCTGCGCCCAGGCGGTCAACGAGAACCCCGACGACATGATGCTCGTCAATATGCTGGGCCGGGCACAGGATGCCGGACGCGACTATGTCGAGGCGCGCCACAATTATCAAAAGGCAGCCGACGGCGGCAATATGTACGCGTTGACGAATCTGGCCTGGTTCTCCGTCTACGGCACCGATGGTGCCGTCGATGTCGACCAGGGCAAGCGCATGTTCGAGCAGGCGGCCAAGGCCGGCAATGCCTATGGTCAGGCATCGCTCGGCTGGCTCTATCGCGAAGGTTATGGCGGCATCGCCCAGGACTATGATGAAGCCGCCAGGTGGTATCAGCTGGCCGCCGGTCAGGGTTATGCCAACGCCATGGCCACCGTGGGCTGGTTCTATCGAGAGGGGCTTGGCCTGCCCAAGGACCTGGCGCAGTCGCTGTCGTGGTACAAGAAGGCGGCCGAAGGAGGCGACGTCAACGCCATGTCGTCTCTCGGCTGGGCCTACCAGAACGGGCTTGGCACCGAGCAGAACTATGCCGAAGCCAAGACCTGGTACGAAAAGGCGGCCAATGTCGGCGATTCCTATTCCATGGCATTGCTCGGCTGGTTCTACGATGTCGGCACCGGCGTCGCCCAGGACTATGCCCAGGCCCGCACCTGGTACGAGATGGCGGCAAATGCCGGCAGCGCCTACGCCATGGGAAATCTGAGCCGTCTTTATGACTATGGCCTCGGCACCAAGGCGGATGCGAAGGAGGCTGTGCGCTGGGCGGCAGCCAGCGTCGAGGGTGGTGACCCGGCCAAGCTTCAGGAACTCAAGACCCAGCCGAGCAACTTTACGCCGGCCTTCCGCAAGGAGATGCAGGTGCTGCTGAAGGATCGCGGCTTTTATAGTGGTCCGGTCGATGGAGATTTTGGCGCCGCGACGCTCGATGCGATCGATAGGCTCTCGCGAAAGTCATAGAGCGGGCAGGCGACAACCAGATCCGGTCCTGTTTGCCTCGCGTTCTCGCCGCTCTACACCAAGTCGAACTGCTGCTTCCTGCAGGTCTTCAGCGGCATGACAGGCTCGGTTGCTCCGGCGCCCACATGAAAATGCGCCGATTTGCTGGAAACCGACAAAAAAATCTTGCATTGCCTGCGGTCTGACACTAGTCAGGCGCTAACGGAGAGGTGGCCGAGTGGTCGAAGGCGCTCCCCTGCTAAGGGAAACACTTCGATATCGCTGCAAGCGTGTTTTTCATTTTAAAATCAATTGTTTATGATGCTTCGTGATCAGCGCTGAAAACGCCTGTTTGCGGATTTTTTGTTCCGCCCATCGCTTTCCTGAAAGTGGCGAAAATCGAAGCTGTGTTTGATGGCTTCTGCCCCAAGGCTCGGCGCCGCGAGCTTCACGTATCGCTCCCACTCAGACGAATCCCAACCGCCTTCAGCCTTCAGACGGACGACGTCTTTGGTCTGGCTATAGAACCAGGTGGCCCATGAATGCCGCGCGGTGTGCGGAGTGTAGGTTTCGGGGTCGAGGCCCGATTCTGTCACGGCTCGGCTCCAAAATCCGAACCGATAGCCAGTATCCTTTTTCTTCGTGTAGGGGCGCCCGTCGTAGCGCAGGAAGAGGGGCCCGGGCTCGCCTATGTTCGGCAAGGTCGAGCACGCGGCGATGACGCGCGGGCAGAGATTGACCAGCCGTTCCTTGCCGCTCTTCGTGTCGCGTAGGATCGCATAGCGATGTTCGAGGCTGATGTCGTCGCGGCCATCGATCGAGAGGGTTTCGCTGACGCGCGAGCCCTGGCCGAACAAGAAAGTCACGAAGGCCGGCGCCCAGGGATTAGGATAGCGAGCGTCCATGATTCGGCCGAGGATCTGGACCGCTTGTACTGGCCGAAGGAAGTCCGTTCGCTTCTGGCTGTCTTCCGGGCGCTCGAACTGCTGTTTCACGCCGCTTTTGCGAAGCACGGCGATAACCGGAGCGTGGAACTGCCGGCGGCGCGTGGCGGGGTTCGGGTAGGCTTTCAGCCCCTCGTCGTCGATCAACTCTTGGGTGATCTCGTCGACCGGCTTCTTTGCGAACCTGTTGAAACGAGAATGCAGCTCGAACATTCCATCTTTCGAGGCCTGAAGGAAACGGGCCTCGCCGCCATGGTCTACGTATCTTTTTGCGGCCTGGCGGAACGTGACAGCGGGTTCTTTACCGGTGATATTGCGCTCCGCGACCTCGTTTTCGATTTGCCGCTTGATAGCGTCCGCTTGTTCAGCGTCTCGCGACTTTGTGGAGCGGCGGACCTCAATTGGATGAGGTTTTCCATCTCGCCAGACAGTGACGGTACCGGAGACATAGTAAACTCCGTTGTCGTGTCGGGAGATCTTGAGGGGCATTGAACCATCTTCTCAGCAAGAAGCCGCACCTGATCGAGCCGAAGCTTAACCGATCGTCCGCAGCGCACAAAGGGTATCTCGTGACGGCGGATTAACTCGCGCACGAGGCGTACAGGGTTGCCGACGTCCTGCTCGGTAATGCCGAGCATGGCGGCGGCTTGATCGAGGGGGATGGGGGTGACGTTCATCTGTCCTCGCCTTCTCCGCGAGCCTGGCGGGCGAAATACTCCTGCGGCTGCGTGCTGGCGGCGACATAGAGGGGGTGGCCGGGATGGCCGTCTGCCGTCACCTTGAGCGCAGCGAGCGGGAAGAATTCGAACTGCTCGGCGACTCTCCGACCCCGATCATGGAGCGCCCCATGTGTGCCCCATGCGCAAATGATTTTGCGGGCGCTCTGTGCTATCGCGAACAAGTGCCGGTCGTTGTCGGGCCCGATCGGGCTAGGATGGCTGTAAAGTGCTTTCGGATCGGTGGAGCGCAGGGCGAATAGGTTCCCAACGATCAGGCAGCCAAAGCCCCACGACTTCGCGAATGCAACGCATCGACGAATAGTCGGGTCGTCATGATCAGCATCAGCCGTAGACGGGTTGAGCATGAGGAATGCGACTTTCGGTTTGTCCGCATCCCATCGACGCTCAAGGCGGTAGCGATATTCCCCGCAACTTGAAATGATTGCCGAAGACGTCGGCTCTTTCGAGAACAGATCGATCCCGGTCACGCGTCACCGCCTTTCACTTGCAGGTCGATATCCACGCCGAGCGCATGGCGCAGGGCTTCGCCGGCAGCTTCGACATCGATCTGATATGAAGCCGGCACGCCCTCGCTAATTGCAATGGTGGCTCTGAGCTCTGGGGTCCGGAAAAGCGCGATCGGCAGAGTGGCGCCGCATTTCATGGCGCGCTCGCCTCTGCTTGTCGTTGGCTCAGCCCGAGCAAAACGCATGCCGCCGTCGTCTGTGAAAACGAGCCAGAAGCTGTATTCGATGTGGTCGCGGCGTATTGAACTGTGGCGGGCGCTCATGCCTCGTCCCTCGAACGGAGCGCGCCGGCGTCGGCCAGCGTCTGGTTGATGATGGCGGTCGCAAACGGCACGGCGTCTTCGCCGAGGTCGGACCAGATGCCGTGGATGACGAGCGCCAGAAGGTGCGGGTCGATCCCGATCGCCGACCAGAAGCGCTCCTCGCTCATACCGTGCTGGCGGCGGTGCTCGCCAGGATGGAGCGGCAACACCCAGCGGTCGGAAACCTTGCTGCCCTTGCCGCGGCCATAGTGACCGTAGCGCGGGGAGGCGAACGATAGATGCGCAGCCTCGACGCCATACCGGCCGGTCACGCAGCAAGGCAGCTCGTGGATGAACGCGAGATAGTCTTTGCTCTTCGTCGGCTTGCGCTTCGGCGTCGGGTCGGGGCGGATGAAATTTGCGATGCGGGATGCCACTACGCAGCCTCCTTGATCTGATCGATGTTCTCCTTGATGACGCGGAAGGTGTAGGCGGCAACCCACGGGTTCGCCTCCCAGGAGCCGGCGCCGTTGATCTCGTTCCAAAGCTCGGCGTAGCCTTCCCGATAGACGCCCTTCCAATCAGGGTTGAAAGCGCGCGAAAGCTTCGTCGAGCTCGAATACTGTGCGGCGCCCTCGGCGATGGCATAGGCCTCACTGATATCCTGCAACCTCTCGACGCGAACGTCGGTGACGATCAGCGTCATGCGCGACGCCCAGCGGGGCATGAAGATCGAGGGGCGCCAGGGGTATCCACGATCTTCGCTAGACAAGTCGGCAAGGGCATCGGTGGCGGCGTACCGCACTTCGCACTGGCTGCTTTTCGTAGGCTGGTAATCGCCGAACGTCAGCCCCTGCCACGTTTCCCGAACCCAGAGCCGGTAGCCAACCCCGATGCGGGGCGAAAAATTATAGTCGACGAGATCCTTGCCGGCGGGGCGAGACAGAAAATTGCCAGCGCCGTTCTTCATCTCGTAGACGAAACGACCCTCCTTGTCGGTCGCGACCTTCACGAAATCCATAACCTTGTCTGCGCCGGGGAAGTTGACCAGGCGGCGGGTCTGGGTCTTCCGACCGTCGAGCAATGCGCGGACCATCGGCCCGGAGAAGAGGATAGGGCGATCTGTCATGTCAGAACCCCCGCTCATCAGGTTGACGAGGAACGTCCCCAGGCTGAAGGCGGCTAACCTTCATCTTCCGCCCGTCGCGGGTCACCAGGAACATCGGGAGCGGTCTGCTAACCCAATTGACAGAAACCTCATCTGCCTCATCGAGCTCCAAGCCGAATTCGTCGTCTTCGGCCATGACCTCGGCCTTCGCTTCGGCTTCCTGCAAACTTTCCGCTTTGATCGTTACTCGGATCGTGCCGCGCACCTCGAATGTCGCCTCATACTCGCCGGGGCGCTCGTCAGCGATGAAATCTGCTTTGTTTGGTAGATCGGTCATGCTCCATACCTCTTCTCTACGGCCGCAACGTCCTCGCCGGTAAGCGCAGCGTGCGCTTCGGTGAGCAGGCGGAAAGCCTCGGTGCCAAAGCCGATCTGGTAGTAGAGCTTGTCGTCGCGGCGGGACCGGTTGAGCAGATACGCGATTGCTTCGCCGGCTTTATTGAGCTTGGTTTCCGTGTCCATCATGCTGCCTCCTGCAGGAACGCGAGCGGATCGAACCCGACATGATCGGCAAGTAGCTCCATCGCCTGGTTCATGAAGGCGCAGAACTCGTCGTGATCCATCTTGTCGAGGGCGATGCTGTCGGGAACGAGAGTGATTTCGCCGGTCCGGAGATTGATGGTCTGCTCCCGGTAACCGAGCGTCATTTTGACGTCCCGGTGAAGGTTTTCAGGAGAAGGCCACTTGCCGGTGACCTTGACCACCAGGCCAAGGGCTTTCCAGTAGGTGCGCAACTGCTTGTTCGAGCGCTGCGACACCGGCACGAGTTCAAAAACCTTCCCTTGTGGAATGCCGGCCATCTTCTCGGCGTCGTCGGCCGTGTGCGCGCGAAGACCGCGGGGCGTCATCACGGCTTCGATGTGCGGGGGCTTTTCCTTCTTCGCCATGGTCAGCCCGCCATCAGGGGGTGGCCGAGACGTTCGTCGTTCGCCGGCCGAGATGGTTTGCGAGCGATCGCGGCTTCGATGCGCTTGCGCAGTTCCAGTGCGTCACCCGGCTGCTGGGCCCAATAACGCTGCAGCGGTTCCCGGTTGGCGTCCTGCCATCTAGCAACGGTTTCGGGCGTCGCCTCGGTGATGAACTTGACCACCTCGTCGAAGAACTTGCCGATGGGTACGTTTTGCAGCGCCCAATTGTCACCCCAAGTGACGGTGATCGAATTGTCAGCGCCAACGGCCCGCAAGCGGTTGTCTTCGCGCTCCTTCAGAACGATCTCAGAAGCGGTCAGATCGAGAACCTTGGCGCGGTCCATTTCGGCCTCGTCATAAAGGCCGGTGAACTGTTCCGGCCAGCCGGCGCGCAGTGCCTGCATTTCAGCACATTTTGCGATCATCAGTCGCGGCATCCGGCACCAATTGCCGCTGTCGTCGAGCGTCTGCTTGCCGGTCTTGTAGCTCTTCCCGGTCTGCTCGTTCTCCGCCCACACGTCTTTGATCGGCGCGAACTCATCCCAGAATGACTGGCCGGCGACCTCGTACCATTCGCCCGACTTTGGGTCCTGCTTCCAAAGGAAAACGGTTGCGGACACGATGCCAAGGGGGTTCAGCGGGCCTTTCAGCGCCGGGTCAAACTCGTAGAGCGGGGGCTTGCTTGCCGGCCGGTAGTCACCGCATCGCTGCGCAATGACACGCTGGCCGTCGCGGCTGATGATGATCGTCATGTTGCGCTTGGTGGCGCTGCTCTTGGAGAAGACCATAGGGATGATCTGCTTCAGGAACGGGTCCAGGCGCTTCGCTTTCGCGACTTCCATGTAGAGGTTGAACTCGTCGTCGTTGCAGTCCTTGGCAATCGTGTGCTTGACCAGCGCAACCTGGCGCGGGGTCATGTCGAAAACTGTGATGGCGTTCATGGTCACTTCCTCCGGACCGAGAGCGAAAACGAACCGTTGTCGAGCGTCGCGCCGGGAATGCTGGCGTTCTCCTCGCGCAGAGCGGCGGTGAGGGCTTTCTTGTCGAGCTTCGGCGCTGGCCGTTCCTGCTCGATCCAGAACTTGACCGGGATATCTGCCTCGTTGACGACGACGAGCCCAGGCGCGCGCTTGGTGAGCGACAGCGTTGCCGTCGGCAGTTTGAGCTTGTCCTGGTCGGTCGCCAGCATAGCCTGCTCGATCAACGCCCGTAGGCGCTCGGCCCGGGCCTCGCTCGTCTTCTTCCGGCCCTCGAATGCTTCGATCTTCGCGCTGAGGCCAATGGTCTGCACGTCGCATTCGTCGATCTGGGCAAGGGCGGCGCCGATCGCCTCAAGCAGGTTGGTTTCGCCCTCGATCGTGTCGGCGACCAGTTCGGCGTCATCGTCGACGCCTTGTTCGCGCAAACTCAACAGCAACGACTTTGCCGCTTCAGTCTGGCGGCGCATCTTGTGTTCGACATCGGTGGCGGCCATCAGACGCTCCTGGCTTCTACGATTTCACGGTGGGCCTGTTCCGTGTTCCAAGTGCCGATCGCCACTAAGGCGAGGACGGCGGAAAGCAGGATCAGGAACATGGCGGTGGAATAGGCGGCGCGGTTGAAGTCGGTCACCGCGTCCAGATCGATGTTGCGTGCCGGCGGTAGGGCGCAGTGGCCGCACTCGCAGTGCCGCTGCGACGGGTCGCAGGCGTAGGAAACGGGGCGGGTCATGGCAGCAGCCATTCGTCGTCGGTGTATTCGCCCATGGAGACGGCCAGCATCGCGGCGATCTGCCGGTCTGCCATGGACGGCTCGTCATCTTCGCGAAGGTCGACAAATTTGGTTCGGCTATAGACACCGACGCGCCGGCCCTGATGCTTCGCGTTAATGTGGTCGGTGGCGGCCTTTTCATTCGCGAAGAAGTTCTTGCAAGCGCCGCACATGACCGGGAGTTGAGTGTTGACCTTGCCCATCAGAGTGTTGCTCCCACGACTGGCGAGCCGAACTGCTGGCGGTGGTTCAGCGTCGAATACGTCTGGCGGCGAGCCGGCGCCTCGAATTCCCTCTCGCGGTTGAGCTCGAAATAGGCTTCACCGGCGAGTTCGGATGCCGGGACCGCTTCGCGCTGAAAGACATCGCCGTCGGCGCCGAGTTGCCAAGCGAGCGATGCGAGGTCGCAATAGGTCTTTTGAAGAAATTCCATGAGGGCGGCTTGCGCGGTGGCGTCGGACGGGTCGCACGACATGGCGAACGCCAAGCCCTTTGCGTTCATTACGATGTCTTGTGTGATGCCCTTGATGCTCATCGTTCTGTCCTCTTCATCAGCGCCTTGCTGTTGAAGTTGAAGATAGTTGGAGATTTCCAACTTTGCAATCAGAAAATAGAAAGTTTCCTACTTTTGTGGGAAGGGGCGTTGAACGGAGAGAATCGGTCATGGTCACGGATGCCGCCAAGCGCCAGACTTCGCGGCTGACGGCGCGGGCGTGACTAAGGGTTGTGGCGAGCGAATTATTTCAGAAAGTCGACTCGACTTTCGGTTTCATTCCTGCTGTTTTGATGAGAACAAAATAGGAACACAGGAGAGAAGAATGTCGCGTAGTGCTCCCGTCGATCATCCCGACGCCCTTCGTTTGGTCGTCGAGCTCGAAAGCGTTTATGTGGCTTGTGATGATTGTGGGCACTCGCGTGTGCTCCACCTGGCGAACCTTCAGAAGGCCGCCGACCTGGGCGTGCACAACTACATGCAGCTTTGCAGGAAGATCCGGTGCAGTGAATGCCCCAAGATGCCGACAGCGTTCCGCAACTTGACCATCAGGCCCTCATGGCGGGGCGCTGATCTGCTTCAAAGCATGGCGTGAAAAACGACCTTGTGAACGCTGAATACCTTGTCAGCGGGGAATTCAAGCTCGTGTTCTTCGCCCTTGCCAGGATTGTACTGGTAGAGGCGAAGGACGTCCCCAGAGCGCGAAACAAAGCGCTTCAGGTAGCTTGAAACCTCGTCGTCATCGCCTTCGCCAAGGACCTGCACGATTACATCATCGCCCTGTCGAACCTTTGTGTGAGGGTTCACCCACGCCGTTTCGCCGTGGTAAAAGCGCGGCTCTCCCGACGTCCCTTCAATCTGGACAGCATAAGCTCCTTCGACGCCTTCAAGGCCGGGAGGGCAGAATACGTGTGCGATATCTTGCCCATTCAGGATGAAGCGACCATTGGCGCCAGCGGCGATGTGTCCCCGAAGTGGAATTCGGACGTCCGCGGGGAAGGCTTGCCACCGCGGTGGGAAAGTTGCGTTGGGGGTAGGGCGCGCCGGCTGCCCGACGATATCCACAGGGACCATTTCATTGCGAGCAAGCGCGCCGGGGTCAAGCCTCAAGGCTTTGGCAAGCTCCCCCATCTTGTCGGCGCGAACTGACTTCTTCCGGCCGACAATGATGTCGCGCAAGAAAGTGCGTTCCAGGCCGGCGCGGGTCGCGGCCTCGATCGGGCTGAGGTTCAATTCCTCAAGTCGCTTTTCGACGATGGTTTTTAGATCTGTCATGGCCTGATTGTAGGAAAAAACCTCTTCAATGTGCGAGTTGAAAATATCCCCTTGCAGAGTGGGAGATTTTCAACTATCCATTGGGACATGGAAAACGAACTCACCTCAAATCTATTCACTTTGGCCGAGCGGTACAGCGCGGCGCGCAAACTCACGGAATCAACCGTTGGCAAGCAGTGCGCCGCAGACGGTCGGTTCTTCTCCCGGATACGGCAGGGAAAGACCTTCACGGCGAAGAAATACGATGAGGTGGTCGCCTGGTTCTCGGTCAACTGGCCGGCGGGTGCCGACTGGCCCGCGACGGTTACGAGACCTGAAAGGGAGTTGGTCCAGTGACCGAAGCCCTTACCATCCCCGACGAGATTGCCCAGCGCACGGCGCGCCTCATCAATGAGGCCGAGAACATGCGCGAGCAGGCGGCTGACGACCTCAAGACGATCTATGGCGACCTGCGCGAAGAGCTCAAAGCTCTCGGTTGGGTTGGTCAGAACGTCTCCAAGGAAGTCGCAGCGCTGAAGGGTGCCATCGCCGAGATGCGTCTCGACGAGGAGAAGAAGGTGAAGCGGGAAGAGAAGGGCGACCGGGTCGACGACTACGTTTCGATCCTGAGCAAGTCCCGCGCACGTGCACCTGCGCGTACACGAGAAAACATTGATGAATTTCCGGGTTCGGACGGCGGCGCAATCGCTGCAGTGAAGGGAGATACCCGACTGGCGAACGCCGCTGGCGTTGATCCGTCGCCGTCCGATCAGGCTATTCCCGAAACCAACGATGGAGGCGCCAACCAAGAGGATGACCAGGCCGAAGGGGGTAGCCCCGACCTCGAACCCTCTGGCCCGGAGGCTGAACGGGCAACCACATTCCCAGCCAAGCTGCCTTCTCCGCTGCGCCCGAATTGCCAGCGTCCAGAGAACTGCGGCGGCTATGGCCGAACTCACTGCGGCACGTGCCTGCGAGCTAAGGAAAGGGAGTTGGCATGAAGAAGATTTCATCCGGCCTCGACGCAATGGTTCAGCGCTTCATTGAAGGCGAAGTCAAAGACGTTCGCACGGCTCCGAACAGGTTCACGACCCTGGCGAAGCCGGAAGAGAAGAGGGCGGCCTGATGTTCATCGCCGCTGCGCTCGCCGGAACCATCGTCACGGCAATGCTCCTCGGCGGTGTCGCGCTCTTTTCCGAGCTCGAATTTCGCTGGAACGGCTTCAAGCCCAAGGATTGATCGCGGTTTTCCCTCTTCCCCCGCGATCATCGCTCGCGCCGGCTCTCCTCCTCCTCCTCTCGGTCGGCGCGAGCAACCCTCAACCGGATCCGCTTGTTCGCCAGCTTCAAAACCACGGCTTGAACTGCGGCTCCCAAGGGAATGGCCGGTGACGACAGCGGATCGTCACCGGCAGCAGAGCCTTCGTGTGCGGCGGCGGCTCTGCGGAATGGAATGACCTGGAAGGGACCGGCAGCCGTTGGCGCGGCGCCGTCCTCTCCTTCGGAAGTAATGCCTGTGCGCATCAACGTCTCCTTCAACGAGATCAGAGATCGCACAGGAGTTGTCGGAAATGTCCGAAAAGTCGTCGGAGAAATCAGAAATGACTACGGCCACGTTTTGTCAGAAGGCACTACAGACCAAAATCGCGCCGAAGAACGTCGGCAGCGTGCAGATACGAATTGCGACCGCAGCGAGGCACCTCGGTTGGTCGTACACCCGAACCCGTGACGCTTGGTACGCGGACCCCAGAATTTCCATCAGAGGACATGAGCTCCGCCGCGTCGAGGACCTGAGCGGGCTTGTCTATGAGGCACGCCAGGAGGTGCAGAAAAATGAAGACGCAATTGCCGAGGCCACCGCTCTCCTGGGCGGCGAGGATGCGCATCTCGTTCGCTCGATCGTTGCTGCGGTTCGCTCGGTCCTTGGCTTTCGCCATAGCGCCTGAACTCCGCGACGAAGTGGGGACGAAGCGCGAAACCCAGCCGGAGGATGCCGAATGAATGCCATGATAGCCGTCAGTGAGGAAAACGAGGTTCTTAAGGAGCGCATTCGCCAACTCGAAAAAGAGTTGATGCCTCCGAAGCTGCGGTTTCCGCTTGATTGGATGCTGACCCCGACCGAGCAGCGCGTTCTTCGTTGCCTGGCCTCTCGTGACATCGTGTCGAAGGATGCAATCATTCTGGCCGCCCGCGGGTGGCATGAGGACAGTTGCGAGGCCACCCCTCAGGTCTGGGTGCACAAGCTTCGGAAGAAACTGAGCCAGCGCGGCATCGCCATTCGCACCATTTGGGGCACCGGGTATCGCATCGAGAACCGGCAGAAGTTTCTGCGAATGGTAGCGGACCCGCTCGCCAACGTTCAATCGTTGGAGGCATAGCGATGGCCGAGCACCTTCTTTTCAGCGAGCATCTTACCGCGAAGGAAGTCCATAGACCGATCGCGGAAACGTATCTCGGCCAGGCACACATCGCCGGAACGGGGCCTGAGGGTAAAACCTGCCGCGAGTGCATATTCTGGCACATCTGGAAGTCGCGGAAGGTGGCAGGCGGAAGTATCGAGAAGGTGCCGGCAGACCCTGGCTATTACGGCAAGCGTCACAAGAAAGCGCCCTGCGAACTGAAAAAGGCTTTCTGCAATCGCCCGATCTTGAACAAAGCCAACCGCCTCATCCCTCATTCCGCAAAGGCCTGCCGGCTGTTCGAGGCAGTGGAAATCCCGATTTCGGTGACGAAGGAAGGGTGAGCCGATGGTCGCTATGATCCCACAGAAGATCGCGTTTCTCGATGGTGAAATCAAAGGCCTGCGCACCCGCATCGGCGATTGTGGCAACTCTGTCCAGCGCGCCAAACTCAAGATGCTGCGCGACATCCGAGAGGACTATCAGAGATCAGCCGAGGCAGACGCCAAGCGCGCCCGGGGAGGCGACGCGTGACCAGTTCATACTTCATCATCGGCCCAGCGCTGATTTCCTTCTCGGGCGGTCGTACCTCGGCCTACATGCTTCACAAGATCCTTGAAGCGCACAATGGCGCGCTTCCAGCCGATGTCGTTGTGGCGTTTGCCAACACCGGCAGGGAGCGCGAAGAGACATTGCGCTTCGTTCACGAGTGCGAGTCCCGCTGGGATGTCCCAATATATTGGGTGGAGTTCCGTGACGCGGCGGAAGGGTTCGAGCGCGTCGGCTATAACAGCGCCGCTCGAAAGGGTGAGCCATTCTCGGCTTTGATCAGGAAAAAGAAGCGTCTCCCAAACTGGCAAGAGCGCTGGTGCAGCCAGTATCTCAAAGTGACACCCTTGCAAGCTCTCGCCGAGCATCTCGGCTTTGCTCCTGGACAATACAGCGAGATCATCGGACTGCGCGATGACGAAGGCATGAGAATTTTCCGCGGGCTTGAGGATGCGGAAAAGACGGGGCGTCGTGTCGTCTATCCTCTCGCCAGGGCGAAAGTATGCAAGGCCGACATCATGACTTTCTGGTCGCGGCAGCCCTTCGACCTGAAGCTGCAGCCATGGGAAGGGAACTGTGACCTCTGTTTCATGAAAGGCAGAGGCATTCGCAAGCGCATCATTCGGCAAAACCCCGCCCGCGCTAACTGGTGGGCTGAACAGGAGGATTTGACCGGCGGTTCCTTCGATCGGCGCGACATGATCGCTGACCTGGTCGGTGAAATTAGGCGGGCGCCAGATCTTTTCGACCCGGTGTTCGAAGAGGAACATGACGCCGAATGCGGCCTTCTTTGCGCAGCGGAGGCGGCAGAGTGAGCGAACGCCCCTTCATGCAGCTGTACGTCTCCGATTTCATCGGCGACACCCTGCATTTGAGCACCGAGCAGATCGGGGCTTACATGCTGCTGCTGATGGCTATGTGGAATGCCGGGGGCAGGCTGCCGAACGATGATGCGAAGCTGGCCCGCGTGGTGCGGATGAGCGTCAAGAAGTGGCTTGCGATCAAGGATGATCTGCTGGCCTTCTTCGACGTCGCGGCCGATGAAATCACCCATGGGAAGATCGACCGGCGAGGGTATGGCCTTACGTCACGCATCTCGATGTCGCAGAGCGCGAAAGCCGCCATCTTCGAGCGTGACGGCGAGAGATGCCGCTATTGCGGCACGACCGAAGGCCCGTTTCACGTCGACCACATCCTTCCTGTCGCTCTGGGCGGCAGCAATGACCCGGAAAACCTCACAGTGGCATGTCGCGATTGCAATCTCAGCAAGGGCGCACGGCTCATTTCCGAATGGAGCGGCGTATGAGCAAGATGCCATGGATACGGTTCTTCCCCTCTGACTGGCTCGCAGGCACGCGCGGCATGAGCGCGGTTGAGACCGGTATCTATATCACCCTCATCTCTACCATGTACGAACGCGGCGAGCCAATTCCGGAAGATCATGCGCGCCTGGCGCGGCTCTGCGGAGCATCAAATTCGGCGTTCAAAAAGGCGCTCGAAACTCTGGTCGACGAGGGGAAAATCAATCGTGTCGACGGTGGTCTCTGGAACGATCGTGTCGAAAAAGAGCAAGTCTACCTCTCGGAAAAGTCAGAGGTAGGATCGAAAGCAGCCCGCGCACGTTGGGGTAAAAAGGGTAATGAAAACGACGTTGGAAACGATGCGGACGCATTACGAGTGCATAGCGAAGGCAATGCTAACCAGAAGCCAGATGCCAGAATAGAAAAAGAAGAACCTGTCGGCTCTTCCAAAAAACGCGGGTCAAGGCTTTCAGCAGATTTCAAACCCGACTTGGAATTCGCGGCCTCGATCGGCGTTGACCATTCCCGAGCCCTGATCGAGTTCGACAAGTTTCGGGATTACTGGACCGCCAAAGCGGGGAAGGACGCCGTCAAGCTCGATTGGCCGGCGACCTGGCGCAACTGGATCCGCAATGCTCGGACGAGCGGCCCGAGCTCCCGCTCGCCGCCGTCGTTCTCGTCCGCAGCGAAGCCCGGGCAGACCCGGGAGGAATACCTCGCCGCCGAGCGGCGCCGATCCGAAAGGAGCTTCCAATGAACCCGCAACCAAAACTGCCGCCTGGCACACTCGAACAGGCCGATCGAATCCTCCTCCTCGAACGGCGGGCGAAGCGTTTGGCCAGCCAGAACGATGAACAATCCAAGCTGATACTGTCGCTCCAATTAGCGCTGGCGGATGCGCAGGCGCGTATCCTCGAACAGGCGAAGACGCTGTGTCAACACGCAGATTCGTCAGAAGGTGTAGGCGTTCGCCGGCCAGTGCGCGACATCGTCCAGGAAGTGCTGGTTTTGTATCCCGGTGTCACATGGGAAGACATCACCAGCGTTCGCCGCGAAAAGCGACTGATTGAACCTCGTCATCGTTGCATGGCCGCAGTTTACGAAGAGCGGAAAGACCTTTCACTTCCGATGCTCGGCCGCGTCTTCCGGCGAGACCACACCACCATCCTGCACGCAGTCCATAAAACGGAGGCCAAGCGCTAAATGGCAAAGCGAGGCCGCAAGGCAAAATCGAGCCCGATTTCTCTGCCGACGATCGGTTCGGCCCAGGCGCACGCCGAATTGAAGCAGGTAGACAACCCACTGCACAACGCCGCCCACGACGGCGAGACATGGAACCCAAAGAAGATCCTTGTCGCCGTCAACGTGAAGGAGAGTGCGCTTGTCGTGCTCGAACAGCGCCGGCTGATCAATGACGCCCAGGTCAAGGCCGGCGAAAAGTTCCGCCGCATCTGGGAGGCACTCGGCGGCTCCGGCGCCGGTTCGTTCGACTACAGCCGCGAGCCGGTCGACGGCGGTGGTCCGCGCTCGGCGCTGTCCGATAGCCAGATACAGGCCGGCATCGATCTCGCCGATTGCCGCCGGATTCTCGGTATCGGCTATGACGTCATGGTCAAGATTGCCGGCGAGGGGCGGCCTATTTCGGACATGACGCAGAGCAAGAACCTTCAGCGGGCCTATATAGAAATCCTAAAGCAAGGTCTGACGGCGTTGGCCGTGCATTTCGGCTACGAAAACACCGGAAAATTGCGCAGAACGGCTTGATTGCTATTTCCCTCGGGACACGAGAATGCTATAGGAAAAATATAGTCGTGAATTGCGCCGAATGCGACGTTCCGTCCCCCGCAACCAGTTTTGTATCGATGCAGGCTACAGCCCTTGTGGGCTGGGCACAAACTTTTGCACAACGGCGGCCAATTCGAGCGGCAAGAAACCCATTTTCAAAGGGCTCTCCGATGCCAGCGTTATCATGGCCCAGCCTGCAGCATTGATATGGACAGGTCGGATAGCCGACTTGCCGCTTTCCAGATCTTCGTATGTCCGCAAGGGGACACCCATCGCCGCTGCAAAGGCTGCCTGAGTTAGTCCCGCTCCGGTACGCCAATATTTCAAGATGTTTTCGCCTGCGACAGTTGTCGTCATTGTAGGTTCTCCTACGGTTTGCTACATTTGGGGGAACCGGAGAGGTGGCTAGACCCCTCCGGCCCCCGGTTACCGGCTAATGGAGATAGTCAGTCTCCACTTGCCGATCCGGACTTGGAAGCTGAGCTTGAGGCTCATGGTAGGCTCCTAGTCCTGCCGAAGCGGGATTGCTTCGGTAAGATTGTTATCCCACGGTTTCCGTGGTAACGCAAGCAAAAACCACGGAAACCGTGGAAAAAATAGCCGCCCGATTTGTCACCGGGCGGCTTTTCATTTTCTGATGTAACGATCAGGCCTGTAGCACTTCCAATGACGTAAGCGGAAATGAAGCCCCTTTGTTTTCGTGAGCTCCCTTAACTTCGCTGAACCACTCGCAATAAGCGTCACCATCATCGATCCACCTGACCGTCATGCTCGGTCCGCCGGATTTCAATTTCACTATGCTGCCTGGTTTCATTCCGTCATTCCTCTTCTGTTATTGAGTTCCCCGCTTACTAAGCAGGCGAACCCTCGGATGATCAGCAGAGGAAGGATACAGAGGCAAGTGGTGAATTGACGCGCCCACAACCTAACGCCTCTGATTGGTTGACCTCAATGAGCGAAGATAAGAAGCCAGAGATCATGGGGAGGCCTAGTAGCTTCTCGGACGAACTGGTTGACACGATCTGCGAGCGGATCGCGACCGGCGCAAGCCTCAAAGCGATTTGCGAAGCCGACGACATGCCGGCGCAGTCCACCGTCTTCAAGTGGTTGAGTGAGAAGCCGGACTTTTCGGAGAGATACGCCCGCGCACGCGAAGCTCAGGCTGATGCGCTGTTTGATGAAATCCTTTCGATCGCCGACGATGGCCGCAATGACTGGATGGAGAAGGTCAGCGCCGAAGGCGAAAGCATTGGCTGGCGCGAGAACGGCGAGGCCGTCAGGCGCTCACAGCTTCGCGTCGAAGCGCGGAAATGGATGGCGGGCAAGCTCCGGCCGAAGAAGTACGGCGAAAAGCTCGACCTCAACGTGTCCGGCAGCCTCGAAACGATGCCCGAGGAGCGTTTGAATGCTCGAATCGCTCAGCTACTCGGAAAAGCAGGAGTTGGCGGCGCTGCTGGCGGAACAGGATCGCAGGAACCGTCAGAACCGGTTGGCGACGTATAGGCCGTACAAAAAGCAGATCGAATTTCATAAGGCGGGTGCGGCCTATCGCGAACGTCTATTCATGGCGGGTAACCAGCTCGGCAAAACGCTGTCTGGTGCTGCCGAAGCAGCGATGCACCTGACGGGGGAGTATCCGGATTGGTGGCCAGGCCGGCGCTGGGATCGGCCTATTACGATGCTGGCCGGCTCTGAATCCTACGAACTGACGCGCGACGGCGTGCAGCGACTCTTGATCGGGCCGCCGATGAGCGAAGAGGATTGGGGCACTGGTTATATTCCGAAAGCCGCAATTTTGGGCACCACGCGCCGCGGCGGTGTCTCTGGCGCGCTCGATACGGTCACAGTTCGGCATGCATCAGGCGGCGCATCGACGGTCTTGCTCAAAGGTTATGACCAGGGCCGCAGCAAGTGGCAGGCGAACACGGTTGATTTCGTCTGGTTCGATGAGGAACCGCCCGAGGACGTTTATCTAGAGGGTATCACCCGCACCAACGCGACCGGCGGCTCTGTGGCCGTCACGTTCACCCCCTTGAAGGGCATGAGCACGGTCGTTGCGAGGTTCATCATGCCGGGTGACGACGAGGGTGCCAAATACCGCACCGTCATCACGATGACGATCGACGATGCCGAGCACTATAGCCCAGAGGAGCGAGCTCGCATCATCGCCAGCTATCCGGCGCACGAACGCGAGGCTCGAACGAAGGGTATCCCGTCGCTCGGCTCCGGACGCATCTTCCCCGTCTCGGAAGCGAGCATCACGGTCGCCCCGTTCGAGATCCCGAAACACTGGGTCCAGGTCGGCGGTCTCGACTTCGGCTGGGATCATCCGTTCGGCGCCGCTGGTTGCGCCTGGGACCGTGACAGCGACACCTTCTATGTGACGAAGGTCTATCGGGAGCGCGAAGCGACGCCGATTATTCATTCGGCCGCGCTGAAGCCTTGGGGCGCCTGGCTGCCGTGGTCGTGGCCGCATGACGGTTTGCAGCACGACAAGGGCAGCGGCGAACAGCTTGCCGCGCAGTATCGAGGCCAGGGCCTGAACATGCTGCCGGAGCGGGCGACGTTTGATGATGGCACCAACGGTGTTGAGGCCGGTATCTCGGACATGCTGCAGCGGATGCAGACGGGCCGGTTCAAGGTCTTTTCGACCTGCCGCGAGTTCTTCGAAGAGTTCCGGCTCTATCACCGGAAAGACGGGAAAATCGTGAAAGAGCGCGACGACGTGATTTCAGCGTCTCGCTACGCGCTGATGATGAAGCGCTTTGCCAAAGTGAAGCCATCCAACACCGCATGGGCGTTCACTGATCGGAAGGTTGTTTGATGTCAGCACTGACGAATGGACAGGTCGCGTCGCAGGTGACGCAACTGGTGAAGGACTGCGAGAGCTTCCGCGACCAGCTTTCGGCCGACCGCATCAAGGCCATGGAGTATTACGATGGCACCATGAAGGACGTGCCGGCCGACCCGAACCGCTCCAAAGTGGTTTCGCGCGACGTTCGCGCTGCGATCAAGAAGGTTCTGCCCTCGATCATCCGGACGATCCTCGGCAACGACAAGGTCGTCGAATACGAGCCGGTGAACCAAGGCGACGAGGCCGGCGCCGAGCAGGCAACCGACTACATCAACTACATCGTGTTCCCGGAAAGCGATGGATACGACGCGGTGCAGGATGCCGCGCACGACGCGCTGAAGCTGCGCAACGGCGTCATTCGCTGGTGGTACGACAAGAAGCGGGTCGTCGAGACCTCGCGCCACACTGGCCTTGATGAGGCTGCCATGGTGCAGCTCGTCGCCGATGACAACGTCGAGGTGCTTGAGCAGGCGCAGTCGGTCGAAATGGTCGAGACCGAACAGGGTCCGCAGCAGGTCCCCGTCTACGATCTGAAGATTCGGCGTGTGATCGAGAAGGGCTGCACCAGGCTTGCCGCGGTGCCGCTTGAGGAGTTCCTCATCCATCCCGATGCGATGTCGATCGACGACAGCCTTTGCACCGGCATCGGCATGAAGATGCGCCGGTCCGACCTCGTCGCGATGGGCTATGACCGGGCCGTGATTGACAGCCTGCCAACCACGACCAATGACGACGAGGCGGAAACGGAGGAGTTCGCCCGTCGCCGTGATGTCGTCAATGCAGACGACCAGGCCGACAAGGCTTCGCAGGAGGTCGATTACTATGAGCTGTATGTCCGGATCGACGCTGACGACGACGGAATCGCCGAGTTGCGCCGCATGGTCTTTGCCGGCGGGACCGCGGAGAAAAACCTCCTCGAAAATGAGGAATGGGACGAGGTGCCTTTCGCCGACTTGATCACCGAGCGCCGGCCGCACCAGCGCGAAGGCAATTCGATCACCGACGACATGGCGGAAATCCAGCGCATCAAGACGGTGCTGCTTCGCCAGACGCTCGACAACCTCTATTGGCAGAACAACCAGCAGCCCATCGTTCAAGAAGGCACGATCGAGAACCCGGAAGCCGTCTTGAACCCGAAGTTCGGTCAGCCGATCCGGGTGAGCCAAGGAACGGACGTCCGCGCCGCCGTCGGTTACAACGTTGTTCCGATGGTCGCGGACAAGTCCTATGCGATGCTTTCCTATCTCGACCAGGAGGCGACTGACCGCACCGGCATTTCCGACGCATCGAGCGGCATGGCACCGGACGCGTTGCAGAACATGACGGCGAAGGCCTCGGCGATGATCGAGGCCGCGGGCATCGGCCAAACCGAACTGATGGTTCGCACGTTTGCGCAGGGCCTGAAGCGGGTGTTTCAGGGGTTGTTGCGGCTCACGATCAAGCACCAGGACAAGCCGCGCGCTGTCCGGTTGCGGGGAGAGTGGGTGACCTTCGATCCCCGGCACTGGAATGCAGGCATGGATGCCACCGTGAACACCGGCCTCGGCGCGGGTACGCGTGAGCGCGACATGATGATGGTGCAGATGATCCAGCAGTTGCAGGAGAAGTTGCTCGCGTCACTCGGTCCGGTCAAAAACCCGTACGTGACGCCCGACAACCTCTATAACTCGATCGCCAAGACGGTTGAGGCGGCGGGCCTGAAGTCACCGGACCTGTATTTCACCAAGCCCGACGCCGAGGAGCTTAAGAAGCGCATGGCGGCCGACGCCGAGAAGCCGGATCCGGAAATGCAGAAGATCCAGATGCAGGCGCAAGCCGACATGGAGAAGGCGAAGCTTCAAAGCCAACTGGATCGCGAGAAGCTCGCCGAGCAAACCAAGGTCGACATGGCGAAGATCGAAAGCGATGCCGCCTTGAAGCGCCATCAGATCGACCAGGAAATCGCTCTCAAGCGTGACCAGGCCATGGCGCAAGCCATGGTCGGGCAGCGCATCCCGCAAACCCAGATCGGTGGAGTGCCAGGATGAAGCCGGACGAGAAACGCGCCGCCGCCCGGGCGATGCTCGACAATCCGCTCTTTCACCTCGTCATGGACGATCTGGAAGCATCAGCCATCAACGGCTGCATCGCCGCCCCTCTGAAAGACGACGAAGCCCGCGCCGCCTATGCGGCCGAAGCGCGGGCTGTCCGAAATTTCCGCAGTAAGCTCAAGTTCCTCGCCGAGGGGCAAGCCAATGCTGACGGGAAGGACGCCCCGGCATAGGGCCCGGGCCAAACCTTAGAGGCACCACACCATGAACGAGAGCGTCAACCTGGCAACCGCCGGGAACGAAACCGTTACACCCTCGACCGACATCGACAACCCGGACAATCTGAACTTCTGGGAGCCAGGCGACGAAGAGAAGCCGGCCAACTCGGAACAAGGAACGGCAGGGATCGAAGGCGAGACGGCTGAAACCATTGAAGGTCAAGAGGCCGGCGAGACCGCAGAGAACGCCGAAGGCGACGAGCCAGCCGGTGCCGAGAATGGCCAGGCAGCCAACGTAGCCGACAACCATCTCATCACCCTGAAGGGCGGCGAGCAGGTACCGTTTTCCGAGCTGAAGCTCGGTTACATGCGGGAGCGCGATTACCGTTACAAAACTCAGGAGACCGCCAATAAAGGCCGAACTCTTGAGGCTATGACAACCCGCGTCGCGAACACCGTGAACGCTGTCGCAGACTTCCTTTTCCAGCAGCTCCCCCAGGAACCCACGTATCAGTTGGCTGTCAACAACCCGGCAGAGTTCACGCGCCAGAAGGCCGTTTACGACGCCGCGCTCAGTCAGGTTAACCGCCTGATCGACATGGCAGCCGAACCGAAGAAGGTTGCAGAGGAGCTTTCAGCCGGCGCCAGCGATGAGCTGTTGTCGACGGAAAGCACGCTGCTTGCCGAGGCCTTCCCCCAGACGAAAACCGATGACGGACGAACGAAGTTCTTCAATGAAGCCTTCGACACCGCCCGCCAACTCGGTTTCTCCAATGAGGAGATGGCCGGCATCACCGATCACCGGATGTTCAAGCTCGCCCACTACGCCCGGATCGGCCTCGCCGCCGAACAGGCGAAGAACAAGGCGCTGACTAAGGTCACGGCGGCCCCTCCGGCCACGCCGAACCCTCGTCCGAACGGTGTCGCCAACCAGCAGGTTCGGCAGAGCAAGGACGCGATGCAGCGGTTGTCGAAAACCGGGTCGATGAAGGACGCGATGTCCATCGACTTCGATTAACCCCAGCTTCGAAGGAACACGAACATGGCCGCACTGGCTAACACCTTCCAGACCACGAACGCCACGGGCAATCGTGAGCAGCTTTCCGACGTGGTGTCGCGCATCACGCCGGAAGATACCCCGATCTACTCCCTGATCGAGAAAGGCACCACCAAGGGTGTGCATCCCGAGTGGGAAACTGACGAGCTCGCCGCTCCGGCCGCGAACATCAAGCCTGAAGGTGACGAATACACATTCGGCGCCATCAACCCGCCGGCTCGCCTCGGCAACTACACCCAGATCCTGCGCAAGGACTGGATCATCTCGGCAACCCAGGAGGCCGTCGAAAACGCGGGCAACGCCGAAAAGCGGAAGTACCAGAAGCTGAAGAAGGGCGTCGAGATCCGAAAGGACGTCGAATTCGCCATCGTCGACACCAACGCATCAGTTGGTGGCGCTACCCGCGAGTTCGGCTCTCTCAACACCTGGATCACCTCGAACGTCTCCCGCGGTGCCACCGGCGCCAACGGCGGCTTCAACTCCGGTACCGGCCTCACGGTCGCGCCGACCGACGGCACCCAGCGTGCGTTCACCAAGCCCATCTTGGACAGCGTCATGCAGCAGGGCTACCAGAACGGGGCGAATTTCCGTCACGTTTCGGTGTCGCCCTACGTCAAGAGCGTGTTCGTCACCTTCATGTCGGACAGCAACGTTGCTCCGTTCCGCTATGCCGTCTCCAAGGGCGGCGAGCGCAACACCATCGTTGCCACGGCCGACTACTACGAAGGCCCGTTCGGCACGGTGATGATCCATCCGAACCGTGTGCAAGCGACCGGTGCCCAGCAGGCCCGGAATGCCTTCTTCATCGACCCCGAAATGTTGTCCTTCCTCTGGCTCCGCAAGATCCAGGAAGACAAGGCGGTCGCGAAGACGGGCGACGCCGACAAGGGTGTCATCATCGGTGAGGGCACGCTGAAGGTCCACAACGAGAAGGGCCTCGGCGTCGCCGCCGACCTCTTCGGCCTGACCGCCGCGAGCTAATCGCGACGGTTTCAACAGCGTTCATTGAAAGGGCGGGCTTCGGCTCGCCTTTTCCTTTTTAGGAGAAACGGAAATGGCAGACCCCAACAAGCCCGCAACGACCTCGCCGACCTCGCCGGATACAGACAGGCCCGAAACGAGCGGTGTTCCCATTCGCCTGCTCTACGATGTCTGGGCAGAGGACGAACAGCGAGTGCCGGCGGGAACCGAGCTTTTGGTCCCGGTCAAAATCGCCAAGGATCTGATCGAGGCCGGCAAAGCCGAGCGCGCCGACCCGCTCCCGGGTGATTTCGCATGATCATTCGTGATGGAGCTTGGACGCTCTACGATCACGACGCGGTGACGGGCCGATCGGTCTGGCATCTGTTCGATGGGGAGAAAGACGTTTTTCGCGTCGACTACCCCGTCGACAATCTCATCAGCGAAAATCTGGAAGTCCGCAACAGTGCCGAAAAGGCTTGGCGCGGCGACTGGCACCGGGTCGCTTCGATCCCGCTGAACATCGCCCACGATAGCGGCCTGGTGCAGGCCCACAGCGAGGGCGACGATCGCTTTGTGAAGCGGTTCCTTAATAGTTCCGACAACCGCGCCTGGCGGACGAAGGAAGGGCACCTATGAGTGTCGAGTTTAAGCGCATCAAATCGCAGGTGAAGGCCATCGAGGCGAGCCGGCCCAGCGCCGAGCAGGACCCGGAGGGCCACAAGGAAGCGAACGAGCGCATTTCCCGCCTCATCGATCGGTCCCGCATGCATGCCGACGCCGAGCGTGCACGGAAGGTTCCCCTGTGAGCCCTATCTCCGATTATGCCACGCTGCTCGTCGATGCCGGCGAGTACAGCGGCCGCAACGATATCGCGCACCTTTTCCCGCGTTTCCTCGGCCTCGCAGAGTTGAAGCTCAACCGATTCCTGCGCGTGGCGGACATGGAGGTAACAAGCACCGTTGCGGTCACGAACGGTGCCGGGACCGTGCCGCCGGATTTTCTCGAGGCGCGCGAAGTGAAAAACGCCAATGGCCTGCCTATCCGCGCTGTAGCACTGCAGCAGTTGTCGGAAAGCTATATGGGCCGATCGGGCATCCCGACCGGCTACGCCATCGTCGGGGACACGATCAATGTTCGCCCAGTCGGCGACGGCAACCTGACCATCACCTATTACGGGAAGCTCCCGCCGCTCACTCCCGCCAACCCCACGAACTGGCTGCTTGAAAAGGCGTACGACGCCTACCTTTACGCGCTCGTCGAAGAAATCGCGATCTGGGGAAGCGACGTCACGAAGGCGGGCGCCGCCGTGCAACTGAAGATGTTGGCTCTCTCTGGCATCAAGATCGGAGATGAGCGCGCCCGCTGGGGCAACGCTCAAGTCGTTGTCGGAGGCCCAACGCCATGACGCTGCTGTCATCCATCAACGAGGTTTGCGACGTCGTTTCGCTCGATCGGTTCGACAGCGTCTATGGATCGGTGAACCCGAATGCCCAAACCATGGTTGCGCTTGCCCAGGAGGCCGGCGACGAAATCGCGCGTCGCGGTGATTGGCAGCAGATGCTGTTGCAGGCAACGGCCGTCGCATCGCCTCTCAACCTGCCATCGGATTTCGAGCGATTGACGCCTGGCGGCTCCGTCCGGACCTCGGCGGGTACGTTCGCGCGCCCGATCACGAACAGCGGTCAATGGGCCGTCATCGTCGGCATTCCGTCCGCGCAGCCGTATTTCTTCGTCAAGGGTAACCAGGTGCTGTTTTCGCCGCCATCGGCCGGCACTGGCGCCATCGTCGACTACGTGTCGAAAAACTGGGTGCTGCGCGATCCGGAAGGCCCTGCCGCCGTACTGTCGGCTGATGACGACCAGACGCTGTTTCCTGAGCGTCTTCTCGTAAAGGGCATCCTGTGGCGGTGGAAGCGTCAGAAAGGTTTGCCGTTCGACGACAACGTCGCCGAGTTCGAGGCTGACCTCGGGCAGGAGCTCAACGCAGACCGAGGCGCCTCATGAAGATGACCGTTCAGCCCGGGCGGATCGGGCAAAGCAATCGCGGCCGACCGTCGGGCGAACAGACCGCCACGATATCGCAGCCACTGACGTTTCCAGCCCCGAAAAATGGGCTTGTGACCACGATGGACATGGCTTCTCAACAACCGGGCTCGGCAACGGTGCTGCGCAATTTCTTCCCGACGATCAAGGGCTGCAGGATCCGCGGCGGATCGACGAAGCGCGGCCTGGCGGCCGGTGGCGGCGATCTGGTAAGCGCTTTCAAGTACAAATACGGCGCGACCGAAAAGCTGTTTATGGCGACGGCGACGGGTATTTACGACATGACGTCGCCCGCGGTGCCCCCGGCAACGACGGCCGCATCGGTCAGCGGGCTTTCGGGTGGCAATTGGTGCGCGTTCCAGCATACGAACGCTGGTGTTTCCAACCTCGTCTGTTTGAACGGTGCCGATGATCGCCGGCTGTTCAACGGCACGACCTGGAGCTCGCCAGCGATCACGTTTCCCGATTCGACGACGATGTCGCAGCTTAACTACGGTTGGCTCTTTAAGAACCGTCAGTTCTTTCTGAAGAACGCAACGCTCGACGCCTACTATTTGCCGGTCAATGCGATGGGCGGCGCGTCCGCTGTCTTCCCGCTCGGCGGCGTCATGAAGAAGGGCGGTTCGTTAATGACCGGATTTTCCTGGTCACTCGAAAGCGGCGACGGCCTCTCCGACATGTGCGTGTTCGTCTCTACCGAGGGGGAGGTCGCGGTTTATGCGGGATCTGATCCGAGCGACGCGAACAACTTCGGGCTGAAGGGCGTCTATCAGATCGGCAAGCCGCTCGGAAAGAACGCATGGATCAGGGCAGGGGGCGATATCCTCGTCGCCACGAGCGACGGCCTCACGCCGATTTCGCAGGTGTTCCAACGTGACAGGCAGGCATTGAGCCTCGTCTCGGTTTCCCGGCCGATCGAAGACGATTGGCGCAAGGCAGCAAACGCCACCGGCGGCGGCTGGACGCTGACTCAGTGGCCAGAGCAGAACCTCGTTTTCGTGACCTTTCCCGAAAACTCCGTCGTTGCCGATACGACCTTCGTTTTGAACGTGCTCACCGGCCGGTGGTCGACGATCAGCAACTGGCGAGCGCTCTGCTATGCGACGCTGCAAGGCGGCCTCTTCTTCGGAGCGCTCGACGGTTATTGCTGGCAGGGCGACATCACCGGTACCGACGATGGCATGACCTTCGGTGCGACCTACCTGTCGCAATTCGCGCCTGCAGGCCAGTTTGGGCAACGCGCTACGGGAACGATGGCGCACATGTATTTCCGGGCGAAGACGAAACCGAAAGTGCTGCTGTTCGCCAAGGCAGATTATGACCGGACCGCGCCCACTTTCAGCGGTGTAACGTCGGGCGATACGACCTCGTCGGAATGGGACGCCGGTCTCTGGGACGTTGCCCTCTGGGACGGCGTGTCCGACCAGAACAGGTATGATTTCCGCCAGAACGTCAGGGCGAGCGGCGACATGCTCGCCGTCGGCTGCGTCATCACCTCCGGTGGCCCGGTTAGGCTTGATGTGGAGGTCGATCTTGCCACCCTGCAAGTCTCTGTCGGCGAGGCGAGTGCATGACGTTGGTCTGGGGAGGGGAGCACGCTCCCGAGATCAACCAAGCCGTCGCTTCGTTCGTCGCCAGTCAAATTCCGGGCTGTGAACGCGGTTGGGAGAATTTCACGACGCTGGGGCTCATCGATGATGAGCGCCTGGTGGCCGGTGTCGTGTTCCACAATTACGCGCCCGAGGCCGGCGTCATCGAGCTTTCGTCGGCTTCAATCTGCCGGCGCTGGCTGACTCGGCCGATGCTCAAAGCCATGTTCGGCTATCCCTTCGATCAGATCGGTTGCCAGATGGTCGTTTTGCGGGTCTCCGAGCGCAATACCTGCATGATCGCAATCGCCGAGCGCTTCGGCTTCAAGTCCTATCGCATTCCTCGCCTGCGCGGTCGCGACGAGGCGGAAATCCTGTTCACTCTGACAGATGACGACTGGCGGGCGCATCCCGTCAATCGGAGGTAAACTATGGGCAAAAGCAAAGCACCGAAGGCTCCCGATCCGCGCGAAACGGCGGCGGCTCAGACGTCAACGAACATCGGCACGGCAATTGCCAATGGCTATCTTGGCAACGTCAACCAGGTGACGCCCGACGGCAGCCTGACCTATTCGCAGACCGGCACCAACAAGTGGACCGACCCGATGAGCGGAGCCGTCTACGATCTGCCGACATGGACGGCGACACAGACACTTTCCCCAGGGCAGCAGGCCATCAAAACGGAAAATGATGCCGCAGAGCTCAATCTGTCGAAGCTCGCGAACTCGCAGTCGGGACGGTTGCAGGATCTGCTGGGCAAGCCGTTCAATCTGGACGGCGCGCCGGCAGCCGGTGACCCGTCCAAAATCGGACTGCCGCAATATTCGCAGTACGGACCGGGACCGAACCTGCAAACCAGCCTCGGCAATGCCGGTAACGTGCAGAGCACGATTGCTGACGCCGGAAAGATCCAGACGTCATTGGGGAACGCGGGAGACATCACCAAGACGTACGACTACAGCGCCGACACCTCACGCTATGAAAACGCGCTGATGGAGCGGATGAACCCGCAGCTTGCCCAGAGCCGATCCGCGCTTGAAACGCAGTTGGCAAACCAGGGCCTGCAGCCCGGGTCGGAGGCCTATAATCGCGCGATAGATGCGGCGACGCGGCAGGAGAATGACGCCCGGTTCGGTGCGATCCTGAATGCAGGACAGGAGCAATCTCGTCTCGCCGGCCTCGCTCGTGATCAGGCTGGTTTCCGGAACAACGCCCAGCAGCAGGCCTACAATCAGATGCTGTCGAGCGGTCAGTTCTCAAATGCCGCGCAGCAGCAGCAGTTTGGCCAGAACCAGGCACAGCTGCAGGCGAACAACACCGCGCAGCAGCAGAAGTTCGATCAGGGCCTGGCCTCGGCGACGTTCGGGAACTCCGCCAACCAGCAGATGCACCAGAACAACCAGACCCAGACAGCGGCGAACAACGCGCTCAAAGACCAGACATTCAATGCGCAGCAGGCCCAGCTTGCGGCCCAGGACCAGGCGCGGTCGCAGTATCTCAATGAGCAGTACGCGCTGCGAAACCAGCCGATCAACGAGATTTCGAGCCTGCTTTCTGGTGCGCAGGTCAGCAATCCTAATTTCGTGCCGACGCAGGGGCAGAGTATCCCGACCGTCGATTATGCCGGCTTGGTCAATCAGGACTACCAGAACCGGTTGGGCGCATACCAACAGAAGCAGGCGCAATCGGGCGGTCTAATTGGCGGCTTGCTCGGCTTCGGCGGCCAACTCGCCAGCCTGTCGGACAAACGCGCGAAAAAGGACGTTAAGAAGGTCGGGGAACTCAAGGGACACGGCCTCTACGAGTACGCCTATCGAGGCAAGCACGACGACGGGAAGCGCCATATCGGCGTCATGGCCCAGGACGTTGAGAAAAAGCGTCCTGATGCCGTCTCTCGCCGCTCTGATGGCATGAGGCAGGTCAACTACGGCGCCTTGTTTCTGGCCGGGAGGAAGAAATGAACGGATACACCGGCTATCAGGGCGCCCAGGCGGGCGGCGACCAGCGCGAACAGCTTGCGGCGCGTCTTCGGGCTCAAATCCTCGGCCAGCCACTGCCTCAGACGATCGGCGGCGGCGCGGGCATGCTCGGCGCCGGCATCGCGGCAGGGCTTACCAATCGGAACGCCGCTTTCCCGGCGGCCCCCGGCGGCGCGAAACTGTCTCTCGGCACTGGTCTCGCCAATTTCCTCACCGGCAACCGCAATGGAGGTCTTTTCTGATGGTCGGATACCTGTTCGGTGGCAATACCGGCGAGACCCCTGAAACGTTGAAGCGCAAGCGCGAGCTCGCCATGGCGATCATGGGCGCGCAAGGCGCACCTAAGACGGTAGGCGAGGGCCTGACGGCACTCGGCGCCGGGATCACCGCCGGCTTTATGAACCGCCGCGCCGATAAGGCGGAGAGGGAAGGGCGCGCGAGCGCTGATTCGCTGTTCAGCAGCGGTTTGCGCGGTCAACTGGCGAGCAAGATCATGGGGTCGCCCCCGTCGTCTGGCAGTGGTGGCGGTTCGGTTGCGGCTGGTCCTGTCACGACCAGTGGTGACGTCTATTCACCCTTCATGGACACGGTGCGCGGCGGGGTTACAAACCCTTATGGCCTCGCCGCTGTGGCCTCGACCGCCAACGCTGAAAGCCGGTTTTCGCCCCAGAACGCCAACCGTGCATGGAGTGACCCGAGCGAAAGCGGCAAGGCGGGCACTGCCGGCGGCATCATGTCGTGGCGCGATGATCGCCTCAACAACCTCTATTCCTTCGCTGGGAAGAAGGGCGAAAAGCAAGGCGCGATCAGCCCGACGACTCAGGCCGAATTCTTCCTTCAGGAAAACCCGGCCCTCATCACCGCCTTGAACAACGCGAAGTCCGTCGAGGAAGCCCAGCAGTTAATGAATAATGCCTGGAAGTTCGCCGGCTATAATCGCCCCGGCGGCGAGGCTGCGAACCGCATGGCGTCGGCGAACGCCTACCTGCCGAGTTTTCAGGGGCAGCAGCAGCCGCGCGAGGTCGCGAGCCTCGATCCGTCGATCGGCATGCCGAACACGGCCGCCGGAGCTGTTACCGCGATGGGGCAGGGCGGCTCGCTGCAGCCAGTCAACTCGCAGACGATGGCCGGCGCCGGTAGCGGTGCCATCGCCTCGGCATCCCCATTCGCGCCGCAATCTCTCTCCGACGAAGTGGCCGCCTACGAACGGACGCCGGAGTATGCCGCTCGTTTCCCCGGCCAAGAGCAGGCCAATCAGCCCGAAGCTCAACCCGGGCCGGTGCAAGTGGCCCAGGCGCAGCCCCCGCTTGATGAGGGGCCAGACCCGGCAACGCTCTATCAGATCCTGACGCATCCGTTTTCGTCGCCGGAGCAGAAGGCCACGGCCCAGATGATGCTTGAGGAGCGGCAGTGGCGCCAGCGGCAGGATTACGAGCAGCGCTTGAAGCAGAGCGACCCAAACTATCAGATGGACCTGGATTACCGGCGCGCTCAGATCGAGAAGTTGAACCGCGAGGCCGAAACGGGCGGAGAGAACTTCTTTGGTAACCCGGTCGCCGTGCAGAACGAAGACGGCTCCATCGCCTACGGCCAGATCGGAAACAAGGGCACGTTCCGCCCTATCAAACTCGGTGAGGGGCAGAGTTTTGCGCCCCCGACGAGGACCGTTGATACTGGAACCGAAACCATCCTGATGGACCAGGCCGGGAATGTGATCTCTCGGACGCCGAAGCAAAATCGTGAGGCCGAGAGGGACAAGGCGATCGGCTCGGGGGAAGGCAAGGTACAGGCGGAGAAGCAAGCCGAGTACGACAGCATCACGAGCAAGATGCCGGGACTTTATAGCGTCGTAGATCGGCTTTCTCAGCTTGCCGAGGGCGCGACCTACACGATGGCGGGCCGTGCCCTTGACTACGGTATCGGGCAACTTGGCATGGAACCGCGGGATGCAGCGGTGGCCCGGGCTGAATACACCGCCATCGTGGACAACCAGATCCTACCCCTGCTTCGCGACACGTTCGGAGCTCAGTTCACGAACGAAGAAGGACTTCGCCTGGCGCGAACCCTTGGTGACGCCGATAAATCTCCGACCGAGAAATCCGCTCTGCTGCGTGCCTTCATCCAGCAGAAGGAGCGCGATATTCAGGCTCTTGGCACGCAGATCGGCAAGGGCGCGGGGCAGCCTGACGTCCAGCGACCAAGCCCCAATGCGGCCGCAAGATCCTCAGACCAGGCGCCCGCTGGTGTCGATCCGGAAGACTGGAAATACATGACGCCGGAAGAAAGGAAACTCTTCCAATGACACCAGAACAGCAGAAAGCGCTTGCCATTGCACGCGCGCGTCGTCGTCGCGAAGCTGAAGCGAACAACACGCCGGAGAGCCAGCAGTCGATTGACGGGCGGCAGGCTCTTTCTGAGTTGACACAATCGGCGTCTTCACCGGCTTACGGTGGCGTCACCGGGGCCGTCGATGCCTACGGCCGTGGTATCGCGAACACGGCCTCGTTTGGTTTCGCGGATGAAGTCGGAGCCGGCGCTCGCTGGCTCGGCGGCAAACTGCTGCCGTGGCAGTCGGACGTCACCTATAATGAGGCGCTGAAAGAGGTTCGGGGCGAGGACAAAGCTGTTGCGGCGGAAAATCCTGGCGCAAACCTTGCCGGCAACCTTACGGGTGCCCTCTGGATGGGGTCAAGGCTTATGCGGGGTGGCCTCTCGCCGACGGCGAACGCGATCAATAGCGGGGCGGGGCTTGGCCGGGTATCGCTTGCCTCTGCGGGCGAGGGCGCTGTACTGGGCGGCCTGCATGGCGTTGGAAGCGGTGAGGGCGCAGAGGGTCGGGTAAAGTCGGGTGTTACCGGGCTTGCGACGGGCCTTGCGCTCGGTGCTCTGACGCCGGCCGCCGTTGCTGGTGTTTCGCGCGTCGCTTCCCCCTTCGCGGCGCCGCTCATGGCGCGTGTTTTCCCAGAGCGATATGCCGAGCGAGCCATCGGCGAAGGCGTGCGTAGATCGGGCATGACGGTCGATGATATCGCCGCGGCGCTCGGCCGCTCGCAGGCTGACGATCAGGGCATGTATGCTGTTGCGGACGCCATGGGCAACTCAGGTCAGCGCATGCTGTCGACGGTCGCGCGCACGCCGAACAACGAACGACAGGCCGTCGTTGAGACCCTGCAGGCGCGCCAAGCGGGGCAAGGCGATCGACTGTCGAACTTCCTCGCCCACGGCTTCGATGCACCGGATACCGCCGCGCAGCGGGCAGCATTACTCACTGCGCAGCGGACTGCCACAGGAAACACCAACTATACGGCGGCCAGAGAGGGTGCGGGGGCTGTCAACCTCAACGGTGCGATCGACGAAATCGACAACCTGCTCGGCCGCGACCCGATTCTCGGAGACACCGCGCTAAGCGTTGGGCCGCTCGGGCCGCGTCTGCAGGCTCTTCGAGACCAGCTGCAGCGTGATGGCGAGCAGCTCGTCGATTTTGACCGGGTCCTAAACATCAAGTCGGATCTGTTCCAACAGATGCAGCGGAACCCGCAGGTCGCAAACGACATGCGCGGCGTTTACAATGCGCTCGACCAAGCGCTTGAGAACTCGTCCTCCGGGTACCGGGCGGCGAACGACACCTTCCGTCAGCAGAGCCGCGCTATCGACGCAGTCGATGCCGGCCGCAACGCCGCGTCTGGCCGCATGCGCGCCGATGATACGGTGCCGGCCTTCAATCGCATGTCCGGTGAAGAACAATCAGGATTCCGGGCGGGCTATGTCGACCCGCTGATCGCCCGGGTCGAAAACGCCTCGATGTCGCCGACCACGAACAAGGCGCGCGGCTTGGTCACGCCAAAGACAGGCGCGGAGTTTCCGGCCTTCGCTGGGCCTGGGCGCGCAGATCAGCTCGCCGCTCGAATCATGCGGGAACAGCGCATGTTCGAAACCGCCAATCAGGCACTCGGGGGGTCGCGAACGGCCGACAACCTCGCGGACGCGGCAGAGATGTCGAAATTTGACCCGGGCCTTATGTCAAAGCTGTTTCGTGGCGATGTCCCAGGGGCGATCATGGAAGGCGGACGCCGGTTGCTCGGCGAAGCGCAAGGCATGCCACCGCGCGTCATCGAGCAGGTTTCTCAGGTTCTGATGGAGACGAGGCCGGAAGTTGCGCGGCAGCTACTGAGCGGCGGTCTCAGCCGGTTGTCGCGGGCCGACCAGATGCGAGCCCGCTTGATCGCTTCGATGATCAGTTCAGAGGCGGCCGGAGCCGGGCGGTTTGGTGCGCCATGATTCAGGCACCTTGTTGCCAGTGATCTCGATCGCCCATGCCATAATAACTGCGCCGGTTCCCGCGCCTAGGGCTATCGACGTCCAATCGAAGGTGAAGGCGTGCAGATAGCCCGCCCAGCCGACTGCAAGTATCGGAAACACCCAGCGCCAAGGGCCCGGCCCGCGGTCAATCTTCGGCTCGTCTGGGTCGTGATCAATCTGCATCGCAGCAACATACACGAGAACGGGTTTTGCTCAATCCTCGTCGACAAAAGCCAGATAGCGGTTGCCGATCAGCCAGTCGCGAAGGATGCGCTTGATTGCCTCCTCGCGGCTGACGCCATATTCGGCCATGAACCGCCGAACGCCGCGCTCAATCTCTTCGTCGAGTTCCACCGAAACCACCCCTCGTTGAATGCGTGCATGAAAGCGAAATCTCGGTGAACATGCAAGCTCCCGGATAGCGGGCGGTCTGGGCGTTCGAGGCGAATCATGCTCTCATCTTGTAATTGCAAGGGGGAGCAAATGACGGCTGAAGTGTGCATGATGAACCGCTTGGCCGTGGTGCTGGCAGCGGATTCAGCGACTACGGTTTCGCGCTGGGTCGATGGAAAGAAGGAAGAGCGGTACTTTAAGGGCGCCAATAAGATTTTCCAGCTTTCCGACCATCATCCGGTTGGCCTGATGATTTTCGATTCAGCCGACATCCTTCAGGTGCCGTGGGAAACCGTCGTGAAATGCTTCCGCACGCATCTCGACAAAAAGCCGTTCAACACGGTGGAAGAGTATGCCGAGGAATTGTTTTCGTTCCTGGATGACAACCCGCGGTTTTTTCCGGAGAGCGTGCAAGCCGACCAATTGCTCCGGCCCGTTCGCGCCCAAATTTTCGGTTGGATGGCAGCTTCGAAATCTGACGATGAAGACGGCCTGCAACGCGAGCGGCTTGATGCGCTGATCGAAGCGCAGCGCGCAGAACTAGTTGATGTGCCGTTAGCGCCCTGCTTGAAGCAAGAATTGGTCGACAAGATTGTCGCCGATTATCGCGAAGCGATTCTTCAGACGATCGCTGAGTTCGCTGAATATATGCAGTGTGAGCCCCCATCAGACTTGGCCCATGCAGTGGAAACCGCGTTCTTGCAGATTTTGAAGCATCCAGAGGATAATCTGGGTACGACTGGGCTGGTCATAACGGGATTTGGTGACCATGAGATATTCCCGTCGATGGTCGAGTATGTGTCTTGCGGAGTAGTCGGAGGGAAGCACCTGCATCTCCGCAAAACGGACAAGCGCCTGGATCATGACAACCCAGCATGGCTGTCAGCTTTCGCACAAACTGAGATGACCGACACGTTCAATCTCGGCCTCAGTGTTCCGATGTATGGTCAATTGATGGTAACAGTGACGGAGAACCTCGCGGAATTTGCTCACCAAGTGGCCGACAAAAGCGGCGGAAAAATTGACGCAATTGACGATCTAGAAGGCCTGATGCAAGCTGCGACGAGTAATATCGGAGATGCGGTGCTTGACAAAGCGTGGAAAGAGCATTCTTTGCCGCTCCGAAGTGTCTTGAGCGTGTTGCCGGTAGACGAAATGGCCGAGTTGGCGGAAACCTTAATCACTCTTCAATCGTTGAAAGAGAAGGTGACGAAGCCGTCGGCCACAGTCGGCGGCCCGGTGGATGTGGCCATCATCACCAAGCACGAGGGTTTGGTCTGGGTTAAACGGAAGCATTTCTTCAACTCAGACATCAATTCAAGGTTTACGCTGCGCCAAGCAGCAAAGCATTCGTAGCAGACTTGGGAGAGTGCAATGAGTTGGCAGACTACAGCAACACGGCCTGCAAAGGATGGTGAGACTGCTAAGACCACCGCTGCTCAACGTCCGGAACAGGCTGATCGGGATCTGATCATTCGCGAAAGCCGAGCTCGGTATCGTGAGTTCATCCAAACAATCAATCATGCGAGTGACAAGGACATAGAGCGGGCGCTTTCTCGCGCCTCCTAATCCACTTCCATCATCGGAAATCTTCAAGGCCTGGGCTCATCGCCCGGGCCTTTTTCTATGGAGAAATGCCCATGCCCAGAACTGGCGGTGTCTACACCCCTCCGGCCGGCACGAAAGGCGTGCCGAATACGACAATCCAGAGCGTGCCTTACAACACACTGATCGACGATCTGGCGGCCGATGCCAATGCGGCCCGTCCTGTCACGGCAGGTGGTACCGGTGCGACGTCGGCGAGTGGCGCCCGAACCGCGCTCGGCGTCGAAGTCGGTACCAATGTCCAGGCTTACGACGCTGGCCTGCAGTCGATCGCCGGTCTGGTGACCGTCGCTGACCAGATTATCTACACGACCGCGTTGGACGTGTACGCCACAACCGCACTGACGCCATTTGCTCGAACGCTGCTGGATGACGTGGACGCGGCAGCGGCACGTGCGACGCTCGGAGCGAACAACGCGACCAACCTGACAACAGGTACGATCGCGGACGCTCGCTTGCCAACGACGCAGACGGCGAAGACGTTCACGGGGACCGTTGTCGGGACTAGAATTGAGCTTTCTGGAAGCTACGTGACTTCAGGACAAGAATTGGTCTTCAATAATAACTCCAACAAGCACATCTGGTTTAGAAACGCCGCCGGCACAAATAGAGCGCTCCTCTACAACGAGGTGACCGACAACTCCCTAAGGCTCAATCTCTACAATTCCTCCGGGGCGTTCGTCAGGGCGGTGACTTTCAGAGAAAGCGATGGCTTGCTTGATGTCGCTGGCCCGATTGCAAGCACAGGATTGACAACAGGAGACGTCACCGCCAGCCGTGGGAACGGGACGGGCGTCATTTTCCTTGGAGGGGGCTCGCGGTATCTACACTACGACGGTGCCAATTACAGCATGCCGGCGGCCGGTCTCGGTATCGGCGGCAATCTAACCATCACTGGCGGCGCCATCTACCAAGGTGACGGCAACGTCTACATGCCTTGGGCTGGGAACTATCTCAGTAACGTTCTCAACAGCAAGATCACTACCGATGGGCGGGCGTATCCGCGTCGGGTTGGCGGGGGTGATCTCAACATGAACTGGTCCGGTCAAGGCGGTCAGCCGTCTTGGCTCTGGGGCGGGAACGACGGCGTCAATATGTACGTCTACAACCCATCCAACTTCAACGTGAACTACGCAACTGGCGCGGGCAACGCCGATACGGTTGATGGTTATCACGCCAGCGCATTCGCGCAGGTCTACACCGGCAGCAACGCGGCGGAGACCAACTTCCCGATCGGGCATCTTGTGTTGGCGTGGTCGAACGCCGCTGCGGGTGCGCGTAACGTCGCACAGGGTGTATGGATCGATAGTGGATCAAACTGGCAATATCTGAACTATGCTAGTGGCGCTGCTTTGGCTGGCACATGGCGTACACGGGGCACAGAAAGTGGAAACTACGCCTTGATGCAGAGGACAGCATGATGACACTTGCACTCAATGAAATTCACAGCGTCACCGCGACACCCGAGCAGGGTGTTTACATGGTGACTTGCAACATCACTGATATGCACGGCGACAGGTATGACTGTGAATACTACTCACGGCCGGACGACGATTTTGGACTGAACCCGACCATTCGGCAGTGGTTGGCTGATAACCCCAGCTTTCCTATCGGGCCTTACACCCCACCAACCCCCGAAGAAATTCGTAAGCACATGCCGTCGCTCACGGCAAGGCAATTCCGCCTCGGCCTGGTCGCCGGCGGATACGCGCCAGCACAGGTGACACAGGCGATCGACACCATGCCCGATGGTACAGCGAAAGAGACCGCCAAAATCGAATGGGAATATGCGACGACCTTCAATCGCATGCACCCGCTGATCGCGACCGTTGGCGCCGCGCTCGGCCTGAATGATACCCAGATCGACGCCATGTGGCTCGCTGCGGTCAATCTCTAATTCCAATCAAACAATTAGGTGACAATTATGAATCGACGCATCAACGCGGCGGGGCTTGCGCTCGTCAAGCAGTGGGAAGGCTTTAAGACGAAGGCCTACAGGGATGTCGGCGGCATCTGGACCGTCGGCTATGGCCACACCAGTGCTGCAGGCGCGCCGACCGTAAAGCCGAACATGGTCATCACCGAGGCAGAGGCCGAACCGATCCTGCTGGCGGATCTTGCCACGTTCGAAGAGCGGGTCTCGCGCCTGGTCAAAGTGCCGCTGACGGACAACCAGCACGCGGTGCTTGTCTCCTTTGATTTCAACACCGGCAAGCTACACTCGTCGACCCTGCTGAAAAAGTTGAACGCCGGCGACTATGACGCCGTGCCGGCCGAACTGATGAAGTGGGTCAATGCCGGCGGCAGGCGCATCAAGGGCCTCGTCAACCGTCGATCGGCCGAGGCAGGCCTTTGGGCGCAGGGCGAGTTCGTTTCCACCAACACGCAGCCGGCCACACCGAAGGCGCCGGAAGTCGTGACGAAGGAAAACGTCAGTTGGGCGGCGGGCATCCTCTCGACGGTCGCCTTCGCGTTCACCGGCAATGGTCCGCTGCAGTGGGCGCTGGCCGCGATCCTCGTCGTCGCCTTCGCCATCGGCGCCTTCCTCTTCATCCGCAATCGGCTCGATCCAGCATGATCGCCTGGCCGAAGATCCTCGGCGGCGCGCTCGTGCTCGCCGCCGTCACCTGGACCGTCCTCGAACTTCGGGCGGGCGGCGCCCGCTCGGTAACCAACGCAATCGAAAGGCAGAACAATGCGGCGGCACATTCCGCGGGCGATGCTCGCTCTAGTTATGACCTATGTATCGCTCGGGGCGGCGTGTGGAAGTTCGGCGCCGGCAAGTGTCGACGGGCTCCGGAGGGTGGTCGGCACTGACCTGGTCGGCGCGCGAGGGGCGACGCAGGCAGATCAGCGGAAAATAGACCGGACAGTCGTCGGCCTTTGCGCCGGCGGCGTCTGGACGAATGCGGAATGCCTGAGGCACGGGGAGGGGCAATAATGGCAGCTATTGAAACAGCGGCGGCGGTCCATCGCCAGCTAGGCGAATTGGCAGCAGGAATGCGCGCCTTGCAGGACACAATGCGCCGAATCGAGGAGGGCGCCGACCGCGCGGAGGACAGGGCGACCGAAAGTCGTGCGACTGTTCACCGCCGCATGGACGAGCTTGTGGGCCGGGTCGGTCTTCTCGAATCGTCCACTGCCGCCGTCGTTGCGGATGTCGTCGAAATGAAGCCAGTGACAGAGGAAGTGAGGCGCTGGAAATTGATGGGTATCGGTGCGCTCGGGGTGACCGGCATTGCTGCAACGGCACTCGGTGTGAGCTTCGCCGAGGCGATCCGGCGCGTCGGGTTCGCGCTTCTCGGAAGAATATGAGTCGCCAGACAATTCTTGCAATTAATTGCACAAACTAAAAACCCCGCCGAAGCGGGGTTCTTTGGTATCTCAGACGGACCTTACTCATTTATCCGAAAAACTGATCGTATGCTGAAGCGCATAGGAACTGCGAAAATCATCCAAAGCGTTCTCATAAGCTGCTTTGTTCTGCTTCGCGAGCGTGCCAAGCTGATCTAGCAACGACTTATCCTGACGAACTTCTTGGGCGGAAGCTTGTTTCTCCGGCTTCGGTTGCATTGTCTTCCCTGATTTTTGGTGCCATCGTGAGTCCGTATCTCACGCTCCAATCATTAACAAAACGATAACGATATGACCACCCACTCGTTTCCGCGTACTGAAATTAAATATCCAGAAATTGTCTTTGGGATTGTGTCACCGGTGGGCACAAATATTGCTGCAACCATTGCAGAGCTGAAAGGCCAGCTGACTGCAAAAGGCTACGATGTCTGCCATATAAAGATTTCAGATCGGTTCCAGGAACTCGCTCGACGGCTCCAATATTCCGGCCTTAGATCTGCTTCTCGTTTCGATCGAGTGAGCACATACATCAGCTTCGGTGACTATCTTAGGAAAACGTTTGGAAACGCTTTTCTGGCTGCGCTAGCCATTTCTGAGATTGCGTTTTTCCGTCAATCTGGCGATCAGCAATTTTCCCAGAAGGCATATATTGTCGACCAGTTGAAGACCGAGGATGAGCTTGAGCTGCTCCGCGAAGTTTACGGTGCCTGCTTCCTGCAGCTGTCTATTTACTCCGCGCGGGACATTCGGGTCGATCACTTATCGCAAGTCATGGCACGCGATGAAAAAAAACGAGACAAGAACTCCTACAGGGATAGGGCGGAGAAACTCGTCGTTATCGACGAGGACGAGCTAGCAGTTCAGCACGGTCAAAAAGTCGGGAAAATATTCCAGCTTGCCGACGTAGTCATCAATGCTGATATCTTTGATGACCTGAACAACGTGCCTCTGCAGGTTGAGAGATTTGTGGAGCTTCTCTTTCAGAACAATGGGTATTCGCCCAACCGCCTAGAATACGGCATGTACCTCGCTCACTCTGCAGCGCTTCGAAGTCTAGACCTATCCCGTCAGGTTGGAGCCGCGATTTTTCGTGCGAGCGGGGAAGTCGCCAGCTTAGGTGCAAACGAAGTTCCAAAAGCCGGTGGCGGTACATACTGGTGTGACGATCCATTCGATGCCCGCGAGTTCAAATTAGGAAGCGACAGTAACGACGCTCGAAAAACGGAGCTGTTGAATGAGGTGCTTGAGATCGTTTTAGGGAAAGAATTCGAGCTCAAGCCCGATACGAAAAAGCAGCTAGACGCCAGTCAGTTCATGGATGCGCTTGAGTACGGCAGAATAGTGCATGCAGAGATGTCAGCGCTAAGCGATGCCGCTAGATTGGGGATAAGTGTGGCGGGGGGGACTTTGTATTGCACGACTTTTCCCTGCCATATGTGTTCAAAACACATTGTCGCGAGTGGGCTGCGGAAGCTCGTTTTCCTAGAGCCTTATCCCAAGAGCCTAACATCGGATCTTCATTCTGACGCTGTAAGCATTGAGGGCACCTCCCGCGGCAAATATTCCACGTACCCTGCTGTTGAGTTTGTTCCATTTTTTGGCATCACACCACGCCGCTATCGCGAATTCTTCTACCGCAAGAAGCGAAAGAGCGGTGGTGAATTTGAACCTTACCACAAGGGCGAGGCTCGCCCATTCATTTCAATTATGGCGCCTTGGTACGGACGGCGAGAATCTGAAATCATTGAAATATTCAATGAGAAGCTGCCCGCGGCAAAATCGATAACTGAGATATTCCCGACCGAGGTGACGCCTGTAACTGATTGACGCGATCTCGTTCTACCCAAAAGAAACGGCCCCTGCAGAAGGGGCCGAGTAACGCGACATTGGGTTGGGGCAAATGTGTTCGCTGGCGCTTTCGATGCACGGCCCAAAATTCTAGTCTTCGGAGGCGGTGAGTTTAACGTTGAAGGTTTCTTGTATTGCTGGCGCTATCACCGCCGATACAGTCAGGTCACCGCCTGCTTCCGAAAGGTGGCCGTAGTCGAATGTGGTTAGCTCGAGCTTCCCATCGCTCGCCTTGGTGTAGCGAGGACACTTACCGGATCTGCAGATGCCATCGATAACGGAAACATATCGCGCTCCACCATTGGTGACATCGCGCCGGTAAGTGGCGTCGAAGGGGAGCAACCCGGAAGCGAGACCGGCGCTATCGTACTGAGTTAGATCTGAGAGTGGTATGTTTCGGACACCCGCATCGAGTGCAACCAGATCAGGAAGCGACTTCTTCCAAATTGGCAACTGTCCGATGACTAGGACCGGTGTAGACCGTGCAAGATCGGCGAGTGACATGAGGAAATCGTGATAGTAGCCCTCGTACGTCCAGCGCTCATCTACTTGTGCAACGCCAGCCTTCGCCGACCACTGGAACATGTAAGCCGCCAGCACCACCAAATCAGGTTTCTTGGCCTCAATTTCTGTGATGATCTGCCTATTGATCTCCGCGCATCTAGGTGTCGCTGTCTCGGATCGATTCTCCGGAAACGCTGTCGCGAGCGGCAAGCAATATGCTGCAGACATTAGTTTTAGTTCGAAACCTGCCTTATCGGCATACGATTTCAATGCCGGAAAGATGCTTGCTGAGTGAGAGTCCCCAACGAGCAGGACACGCGGCCGGGTGTCGGTTGTGAGCCTACAGGTCTCAGAGAATACCGAGTTTTTCGCGTCCAAAAGAAAACATTTATCGCCCATCTGAAGTTCGGTCGTTTCGCGCGGCATCAGTCCTGCGACGCGTTCTTCTGAAAGCGATCCTGTGTACTTCGCCGCCGAAACTACAGCGACCAGCGAGAAAACGCTTGCGACAAAAAACGGCTTCCTTCCAACCGATGACTTTCGGCGGAAGGGTTGTTCAACGAATGCCCACGACGCGACTGAAAGGGCCAGAATCACTAGAAGCACAGCGATTTGGGCCCATCCATCGAACAAGCCGCGCTCTTCGGCAGCCACGATGACAGGCTGGTGCCACATGTAGATGCTGTAGCTCAACATCCCTATGAACACCAATGGACGCCAGGTGAATAGTGCGTGGAGCGATGTGCCTGGCGTCGCCGAAACTATTAGCGCACAGGTTCCTAGAACCGGCACCAGCGCGTACATGCCAGGATAAACAAGGTGCTCGTCGTAAGCCCAAAACGCCACCGATATCGCAGCGATGGACATCCACCCGGCGAGTTCCTTCAGCATCCTGCAGGACGCCGAAAAACGAGCGTCAGCCCCGACAACGACAATAGCCGCGCCCGCCAGTATCTCCCAGATGCGGGCGAAGAACATGTAGTAGGCGCCCGTCGGCTTCGTGACGGTGAAGAAAATAGAGACTGCGAAGAAAATGGCCGCGGCCGCCAGCATTGTGCGAGCAAGCTGGCTGCGATGCTTCCGAAAGACCAGCGCGAAAATCAGGGGAAACGCGATGTAGTATTTTTCTTCGATCGACAAGCTCCACGTATGGAGCAGAGGTCTGGGATGATCAACGGCATCAAAGTACCCCCCGGACTGCCGGAAAAAGATGTCCGATGTCAGTTGCAGTGACGAGATGGCACTTCTGACGAAGCGGGAATAATCGCTGGGAACAAGAATAAGGTGGAAGACCGGTATCGACACCGCGAGAACCACGATCAACAGCGGCAAAATTCGGCGTGCTCGGCGTTCGTAGAAGTCCCAGAGATCGAACGTCCCGCGTTCGAGATCGGAATAGATCTTCGCGGTGATCAGGTAGCCGCTGATCACAAAAAAGATGTCTACTCCTATGAAGCCGCCAGAAAAGGAAGCGATGCCCGCGTGGAACAAGACCACCGGGATGACCGCCAATGCGCGCAGGCCATCAACCTCAGCTCTATAGTGCACGATATGCCCCCTGCAACACTGCATTGTTCCCCGCCGCCTAACGCAAATTGCGCAAGGCGTCTGTATCTGGTTGGCAACGATTGTCTGAAAACGCAGATGATGGGCGTGGGCGGCCATCGAGCCTCAGGCTTCTGTTGGACAACATTATTGACCATCCCTGGCGCAATCGGTCGTCTGCTGCTGGCAGCACGCAAAGGCGAGGGCTAGTTTACGTCGATGGCTGCGGGGCGGCTGGAGCAATCAGGAAACGGTCAAGCTGCTCGATCAGATCAGGACCGATCAGCCGGCAGTGTCGCTAAAGCGAAAGGGCGCGGTGTTTGCGCGGCGGCATATCGCGCATGGACGGAGGACGGAAAGCTCCGACATCCATCGTTCACGGGTCTGCGCGAGCTGGCGGACACGCTGACGTCCTCGATCTCTGCATCGTTGCTCAGCTTCGGCGCGAATAGAAAGCGGAGCCTGGCACGTTCGCAAGCGATTCCTTCATGCCATGATGTTCCGGCTGGAAAAAGGTGCACGTGTAGTTGTCGGTCAGAGCGACGAACAAGGTTCGCGCAATTGCTTCCCGCGCAGCTTCTCTCTTGTTGGCGTCGATACCGACCATGTCCGTCGCTAGTCCTTCCGGCACATTCCATAGCGCAGTCGCCAAGAGCTTGATGAGCTCAGCATCGTCGATGGAAACACCAGCACGCTCAATGCGATGATTGACGCGCACCCCGGCCACGATGGACTTGGCGATCGCGGCGGCGCTCGATTTCTCCCGCCGTCGCGATTGCCCCGTTCCGGCAAAGCCTTTTTTCGTGGGCTGATGGATGGTCGCGAGGCGAATGCAGATTGATGATTCTAGGTAGCTATTGTCGGACAT